CGGGGACGAAGCAAAAGCGGAAGCGATCGTGGTGGAGGCCATGCAGGCCGAAAGCGACCGACTGATCGCCGAAATCAACAGTTAAACAAGGAGGAACGGGAACATGGCAAAAGTAACCTGTGCGAAGTTTACCTACGCCAAGTATTCCGCCGGCGGCGACGGCTCGGCCGCGATCAGTTACACCGGCGGCACTATGCTGGAGGACTACCTGGCGAAGTGTGAGATCACCGAGGAGCGCACGGACGAGAAGGAATACGCTGACGGCCACCTGATCGACAGCGAGAAGATCCCCACGGCGGTGCGGATGGTGATGGAGCTGGTGAACAACACCGACGCCATCAAGACGGACGTGCTGGGCATGACTTCTGTGGGATCCAGCAGCACCGCGGAGCTGGTGCTGGGCGAGAACGACCCGCCCTTTGTGGGCGCCGGCTGCCTGATGGCCAACCGGTTCAAGGGTACGGTGACCTGGGAAGGCTACTGGATTTACAAGATCCAGTTCGCACACCAGGGCGTGTCCGCCGAGACCAGGCGGGACCGCACGGCCTGGCAGCACGACACCATCAACGGCGACGGCGTGCTGGTGGAGCCTACAGTGGGCGGCACCAAGTGCTACTACGCCCACAAGAGCGGCATGACGGAAACCGCTGCGGATGCCTGGCTGAAAGGCCATGCCGGAATCAGCGGCTAACGGAAAGAAGAGGCCGGAGGGCGTTGGCCTTCCGGCCTTTTTCTTTAGTTAAAGAACAAATAAGGAGGACAGGAAAATGAGTGATTTAGTCAGGGAAAAGACAGGCGCGAAACCGGAGGTCCGGATCAACGGGCAGCTGTACCGGCTGCGGTTTGACCTGGACGCGCTGGAGAAGATCCAGGAGATCTACGGCAGCACGAAGGAGGCCTTCCTGCAACTGAAGAGCGGGAACATGACCAAGACCGTGCGGACGCTGTTCGTGATCTGCGCGAACAGCCAGCGGGACTTTGACGGGATGCCGGAGGACGTGACCGAGGACGTGATCGGCAGGCACACGAGCCTGGCGAAGATGACGGAGATCAGCCTGGCGATCCAGGCGGCCATGGAAAAAGGCATGGAGAGCGAAACCAACGGCGGGGAGGCCGACGATGAACCGAAGGACGCCCTGGCCGACGCATATGACGAAAAAAACGGGTGAACCGGCGACCGACGCGGGCCGTTGAGTATTACGGCTACGCGCTGATCGTCGGGATCCCGGAGGAGAAGGCCCGGCGGATGCTGCCGGGCCGGATCATGGACTACTACACGATCCGGATGGATTACGACATGCAGGTGAACTGGGGCAAAGGCTTCAGGAAGATGCTCTAAGGAGGACAGGAAAATGAACGAGAACGCGGTGAAGATCCAGATCGCGCTGAGCGCGCTGGAAGGGCTGAACGTGCCGGCAACGGAGAACAACGCGAACCACCTGCAGGTGATCTGGCAGATGCTGAAGCAGGTGCGGGATAACCTGAACGCGGCGCCGGAAGAGGGCCGGATGGAGCTGTTCAGCCAGGGCGAGAAAATCGGCGAGGAAGTGGAAAAGGATGGAGAGCCTGAAACTGAGTGACGGGACAGTGCTGGAGAACAGCAGCGCGCTGGTGTCGAACACGGACCTGTTCGTATACCTGCAGGGAATCGCCTTCAGGGCGGCCTTCCAGCAGCTGATCGAGAGCCGGAAGACCCGGAAGATCACCTACACCCGGAACAGCGGGGAAAAAGTGATTTTTGAGGGATATACGCGGCTGGTGGCGCTGCGGGACGAGGATGATGGCTGGGTGACGGCGGTACTGCGGAAGGAGGGGCGCTGATGTTTAACGTGGAGGAGCTGACGGGCGAGGTCAGCCTGAGCCAGGGAGATACGGGAAGTTTTGAGGTGGAAGCGCAGCGGGATGACGGCGAGGCCTTCACCGACGAGGACCGGGCCACCTTCTGCGTGAAGAACGGGGACGACGTGCTGATGGAGCGGGTGTACCGGCTGGACAACCCGGAGGAGGATGAGACCCTGGGGAACGGGATCATCCGGATCGAGCTGACCAACGCGGACACCCGGGCGCTGCCGGTGGGGAACCACACCTGGGAGATGCGCTACGCCATCGGGGCGTATACGGTGAACGGCCGGGTGGTGAGCGGCGACGGAGTGGATACGCCAGGGGTTCACGGAGACGGGGAAGCGATGCCTTTTAATGTCAAGGGCGTGCAGTATAAGATTGCCGGAACGTAAAGAAGCCGGCGCCGGATAAAGTGAGGTGAGAACGTGGCGAAGGAAATCAAGCAGAAGATCGTCCTGGAAGGCGAGAAACAGTATAACCAGGCGATCAAGGAAGCCCAGCGGAACCTGCGGACGCTGAAGAGCGAGCTGAAGGCCGAGACCGCGGAGCTGGGCAAGAACGCCACGGAACAGCAGAAGGCCGAGGCGAAGGCGAAGAGCCTGAAGCAGCAGATCGCCGAGCAGGAGAAGATCGTCAAGACCCTGCGGGCCGCCCTGGCGGAAGCGAAGGCCCAGTACGGCGAGAACGCCGACGAGGTGGCCAAGTGGGAGATCAAGCTGAACGGCGCCCGGGCCACCCTGGCCAACATGAAGAGCGACCTGGATGGCGTGGGCGAGGGCATGAAGAAGAGCGCCCAGGACGCTGCCATGGGCACGGTGGCTGCCAAGAGCTACGCGGATTCAATCGGGAAGATCGCGGACGCGGGCGCAGCGGTGAGCGACCGGCTGGAGGGCATCTTCAGCGGGATGGTGGACCTGGTGAAGGCATCCATCGGCGAGGTGTGGGCGGATCTGCTGGACCTGGCTGCCCGGGCCAATGAATGGGGCGACATCGCCGGGATCTGGAACACGGACGCGGCGAATGTTGAGAAATGGAGCCGGGCCACCAAGGCCGCCACGGGCGATTTTAACGCCCTGCTGAGCTCTGTGCAGAAGATCAACGACCTGAACGACAAGCAGCAGAAAAAGGTGGCCGAGTGGAGCGGCGTCAGCGGCGAAAACTATACGGACCGGTGGTCCTACGCGGTGGACGTTCTGCAGGCCCTGAGCCAGATGGACTACAGCAAGCAGCTGCAGGCCAGCGAGGAGATCTTCGGCGCGAAGCGTGCCGGCGGGATCATTGACCTGCTGAACGACTGGCAGGGCATCCAGGACGCGCTGAACCGGTTCGACGCGGAAAACGGCGGGGTGGGCCTGAACAACGAACAGCTGCAGAACATGGTGGAGCTGGACGTGCGGGTGCATACGCTGCAGGAGACCTGGCAGGCCTTCATCGACAGCTTTGAGGCGGAGCACTTCGCGAACCTGGCGCTGGATCTGACGGGAAACGCGCAGCGGATCCTGGACGACCTGATCAAATACATGGACAGCGGTGACGACGCGGACCTGGAGCAGCTGGAGAAGGACATCACGGAATTCTTTGACCGGATCAAGCAGGCCATCGAAAACGCTGCGGAAAAGCTGGACGAGGCCGGGAAAAAGCTGCAGGAGAGCGACAACGGGATCGTGAAGCTGATCGGCAAGGCCATGAGCGACCTGGCCACGGCCCTGCAGTGGCTGAGCAAGGACGAGAACATCGACAAGGTGGTGCACGGGTTCGAGGTGCTGCTGGGCCTGTGGACGGCGGGCAGGTTTGTGAACGCGCTGGGGCGGATCGCGAGCCTGGCGGCGAATATCAAGACCATTATGAGCTTTAACGCCGGTACCGCGGCAGCCGGGGCTGCCAGCGGGGCCGGGAGCACCATCGCCAGCATCGGCAGCGGGATCGCCAGCGCCCTGGCCGGGGTGACCCTGGCGGTGAGTGTGGCCGCCCTGGCGGTGCCGGTGGTGAGCCTGCTGAAGAGCCTGATCGTTGACGGAAAGTGGCCGGACTGGCTGCCGAATCCGAACAAGAGCCTGGGCGAGACGGTGCTGCCGGACGCGGACAAGGAAACCCAGGAAGCGGTGACCAAGGCGCTGGAGCAGCCAGCCCCGGGCAGTGTGAGCCGGCGGGACGCCCTGCAATGGGGCGTGAAGAAGCTGCTGGGCGGCGGCACCAAGGAAGCCACGCCGGCGGAAGAGGACGCCATGGAAGCGGCCCTGGCCGGGCTGCCACAGACCTATGTGCCCACCGGCAACGGACCCAGCAGCCCCCATGTGAAGCTGGACGCCACGGCGGAGCAGCAGGCGGCGGCGGAAGCCTTCTGGGACCTGGTGCGGAACGACCAGTACAGCAGCGAGGAGTTTGATCAGGCCTGGGACGCCATGGAGGCGGCCTTCAGCGGGAACGGATCCGCCTTTGACCGGCTGAGCACGCTGCTGGACAAGCTGATCGAGGAGCACAGCTCCGCGGAAAACGACAACGACTACAACCCGGCGAACTGGATGGACATCCCGGCCAGCTGGTGGCAGAACCCGGCGGGAAACACCGGGGACAACGGGGTGACGAGCCAGGACCTGGCCAGCTTCCGGGGCCTGCCGGCGGGGATCCAGAACGCGGTGCAGCGGGGCGCGGCTGCCGGCATCAGCGGGATCCGGGTGAGCATGGACGGACGGGCCGTGGGCGAGCTGGTGGCGCCCTATGTGAGCGCAGCCATCGCAAGAGATATCGGGTAATGAACGGGCGCCGGCAGCCTGGCAGCTGCCGGCTTCCCGGGCATGAAAAACAGTGGCCGGGAGCGGCCTGAAAACATTGAAAAATAAGGGTTTGCCTGATCTGCAGGAATATCTGCAGATGAGGCATTTTTGTTTATTAATTGTTATTTAGCGAGGTGAGAGGATGCAGCTGGCGCACAGGGTCGCCCTGGGAGGGGTGCAGCTGGACGAGCTCGATCCGCGGATCATTATCAAGGGCATCGAGGGCGGCAGCGGGAAGGAAACGGTGACGGCGGTGGCCACCGGCAGCGGAGACGGCACCCGGATCACCGGACGGCGCCGGGAGAGCGTGGAGATGCAGGTGAAGTTCAGCATCAACATCCGGCGGGACAGCCTGGAAGAGCGGGAGGCGGTGCTGGAAGCGGTGAACGCCTGGGCCGCGAAAATGGGCTGGCTGACAGTGAACTACAAACCGAACCGGCGGCTGCTGGTAGACGAGGTGCAGCTGCCGGGAGAAGGGGATATCTGGAAGCGGCTGAGTGAGTACACGATCACCTTCCGGGCCAGGGCGGTGCCCTACTGGCAGGAGAACCCGGCGGTGAGCGCGGCCACGGGGACCACGGCGGAAGGCAGCGGCGTGATCACGGTGAACGGCAGCGCCAGGACCCTGGCGGAAGCGGTGCTGGAAAACAAGAGCGGCGCGGTGATCAACACGGCGAGCATCACTATCGGCGGGCAGAAAATGGACTTTGAGAGCCTGGGCCTGGGCGGCAGCGAGAGCCTGAAGATCGACCACGCGGTGGTGAACGGGAAATACGTGATCCGGATCCGGATCGGGACCCGGAGCGTGATGGAAAAGCGGACTATCGGGAGCGCGGACGATTTTGAGATCCAGCCCGGGGACAACGCCTTCAGCTTCAGCGCCCAGCGCGCCTGCAGGCTGACGGTGAACGTCAGGGGGCGGTTCGCGTGATCCTGCTGAGGGGACACAGCCTGGAAAAAAAGGCCTGGTTCCGGCCGGAAGCCATGGGCCTGAACCTGGAGGAGCGGAACAGCACGGCCACGGTGACCCTGGGGCCGGAGGCGCCGGAGATCACGGTGAACGACTGGCTGCGGGACGACACGGAGCCGGGGAAGGGCATCGTGTGGCGGGTGAAAACGGTGAGCGAGAGCGTGGAAACCCGGACCCGGACGGTGAACCTGGAGCACGTGGTGCAGAGCCTGAAGGACCTGGTGCTGTTCGGCGAACACGGGCCGGCAGCCATTACCGGGGACAAGAAGGCTACAAAATGCACAGCGGCCCAGGCGGCGCGCTACGCGCTGCAGGGGCAGAACGAATGGAAACTGGGGGACCTGGAGGAGAATCCGGAGAACCCCTACAGCTTTAACGGGGAGAACCTGCTGAGCTGCCTGGAGACCATCACGGCGAGCATCCCGGACATGCAGTGGGAATACGACCTAAGCAGCATGCCCTTCACGCTGCACATCCGGAAGCAGCCCACAGGGTTCCAGAGCGAGATGCGGATGAGCCGGAACATCACGACGCTGCGGCGGCAGATCGACCGGAGCCGGATGTACACGAGGATCTACCCGATCGGGAAGAACAACATCCACGTGGACGGGGACTACCTGAGCAAAAACGATGGGATCTACGGGATCATCTGCAAGGTGGAGACCGACCAGAGCCAGGACACGAAGGCGAAGCTGAAGGCCTGGGCCCAGGAGCGGCTGAACCGGCACTGCGAGCCCCTGGTGACGGACACGATCACGGGGCTGGACCTGAGCCGGGCCACGGGGGAGGCGCTGGACGCCATCACCGTGGGGAGGCGCTGCCGGGTGCCGCTGCCGGAATACGGCACGAGCCTGACGGAGCGGGTGGTTAAGCTCAGCTGGAGCGACAAGGTGAAGGAACCGGAAAAGGTGACGGTGACCCTGGCGAACCAGCTGGAGGACGTGGCCAGCATCATCAACAGCATCCAGAAGGCCAGCGGAGGCGGCGGGAAGGCCGCGGCGAAGGCGGCAGAAGAGGATCATGCCTGGTTTGTGGACACGACGGACCACGTGGGCATGGTGGCCGAGGCGGTGGCCGGGCCCGGGGCGGACAAGGACTGGAGCCGGGTGAGCGAGATCATCGCGGACGGCGTGGGGCTGCACGGCCGGGTGACCAAGGCCGAGGGCGACCTGATCACAGCGGAGACGCGGATCGAGGCCAACGAGGACGCCATCCGCCTGGAGGCGGAGAAGCGGATCAGCGAGGACGCGAGCCTGCTGGGGAAGCTGCAGGTGGAAAGCAACAAGGTCGGCATGGTGGTGGGCACCAAGAACGGCCAGAACTTCATCAAGGCCGCGGAGATCTGCGTGGCCATCAACGAGGACGGCAGCAGCCAGGCCGTGATCGAGGCGGACAAGATCCACCTGCTGGGCGAGACCATCGCCAAGAAGATCACGGCGGATTATATCCTGACTCACATCGCCAACGCCACCTACGTGAACGTGAAGCGGCTGAACGCGAACGTGATCACCATCACCCCGAACGGCGGCAGCGCGGTGGGCGTGCAGACGGCCTATTACAAGTCGAAACTGACCCAGACGGGCAATACATACAAGCTGGAGCTGGAGAAATTCAACGGCCAGAAGGATGAGTACTCTTTTAGCCGGGCCACTACTCTGAGCGGATCGTGGAGCGGTGGCAAATACACTGTGGAGGCGTCGCCGCAGGGGAATAGTCTGAGCACATTTGTGGAAGGCGGAACCGAGAGCTGGAGCGGCGGCGTGGGCACGATCCCGATCCGATATACAAACAACGGCAGCAGTTATTACCCCACAGGGGCCTACGCCTACGCCCACGTGAACAAGGGCGACATCGGCGCCACCCGGGGAAACCGGCAGACAACCCAGCCCAGCGCGGACGCTGTGCTGACCACGGTGGTGGCCAACGGATACTACGTGATCACGGTGAACGTGCACGGGCAGAGCAAGACGTTCCGGCTGTGGGTGGACGTGAGCGCATAAGAGCAGAACGAGGAGGAAAACAAAATGGCGGATGATCTGAACACCAGGATCCGGATGACGGTGCGGAGCAGCAACCTGCTGCAGCGGGCCGTGGACACAACGCTGAGCATCGAGGGCCAGGCGGCGGACGCGGCGGCCGTGGGCGCGGCCCTGGCCACCAAGGCGGACGTGAGCCAGGTGACGGGGATCAGCGTGAACGGGGAAGCGGCGGACCAGCAGGGCAAGATCCTGATCGACGGCAGCGACATCCCGGTGAGCGGGACGGACGCGACAAAGCTGGACGTGAAGATCGCGGCCCTGGACGGGAAAACGGCGGCGGATATCCCCATGAGCAGCGCCACAGGGGCCCAGAGCGTCGCCGACGCCATCAACAACGGCGTGGCCCGGAACGCGGACGCGATTCCGCTGGAAGCCGGGAGCACGACCATGGTGAAGGGCGCCATCGACAGCCTGAACACGAACGTGACGGCCATCCAGGGCTGGACGGCTGCGGATATCCCCATGACCAGCGACACGAACGCGGACAGCGTGAAGACGGTGCTGGACGGCCTGGGGGAGGACGTGGAGGCCATCCAGGGCTGGACGGCGGCGGACATCCCTGTGAGCAGCGAGACCGGCGCGGACAGCGTGAAGGAGCAGCTGGACGACCTGT